CTCTGGCCATGCGGCACAGGCGGGGTGCAGTTCGTAGGTCATTGCGCCGCACCTAATTTCGTCATCGCTTCACGTATCGTCAGGTCGCCTCTCTGGACAGCCTCGATGAGTTCAATATCACCGCTTTCGTTGATGGCGTGCGCTTGCAAGAGAAGGCCAAAACCTATGTCCTCTCGGTCAAGCGCTTTCACCGCTTCTTTCAGTTTGGTGGCTGTTTCAATTGAGATTGGTTTATTCATGGGAAGGCTTCTTTCCCCAAAAGGGGGCGAGCCGAAGCCCGCCCCCAAGATTGCGGCCTACTCGTTGATGTCGGGAACGACTTCGCCGCCGACCGTGTTGCGACGTGTCTTGCGGTCTTCCTCGTAACGCCGCAGCACTACGCCGAGCGCCTTGATGATGGTCGCCAGCTTTTGCGCCGCGACTTCCCCGTCCGGGTTGACCTCGGTGGCCTTGTTGCGGAGCATCTCAGCCGCCTTCACATTATCGGCGGAAAGCGACCCCTCGACCGCTTGCTCGTCGTAGACGGCATAGAGGAAACGCTTGTACTCCTTGTCGTTCGCCAACTCTAAGTGAACGTCCTCAATCTGATCATTGAGGGTGCGCACCGCCTTGATCTTACGCTTGGCGAGGAACGCTTCCCGCGACTCGGGGAGTTGCGCTGGAAGTGGCTTTGGAACATTATTCATACCCATACTCCTAGTCGGCAGGCGCATTGCACTGCCGAGGCCTACGATAGTCGCAGCTCGTGCGACGGTCAAGGGACGAACAATGGCGACAACTGAGCGTCTGTCCCCCTCAAAGTTAATTCTCTCGCAGGCGGGGGTGGACGTTCTTGCTGACAGAGAGGGCAACGAGCTGACCGCCTATCTCGATTCGGTAGGCGTGCTGACCATCGGCATCGGCCACACCAGCGCCGCCGGGCCGCCCAAGGTCTACCAAGGGATGGTGATCACCGAGGATCAGAGCCACAAGATATTCAGGGCCGACAACACCCGCTTCCGCAAGGAGGCGCTGCCGCTGGTCAAGGCGCCGCTCTACCAGCACGAATGGGACGCGCTCTGTTCGTTTCTGTTCAACGTCGGGACGACCCAATTCGCTGGCTCGACCGTGCTCAAGCGGGTCAACGCCAAAGATTACGCCGGGGTGCCCGAAGCGCTTCTTTGGTGGAATAAGCCCCCTGAAATCATCCCCCGGCGCAAAGGCGAGGCGCACGATTTCGCCGAGGGCGAGCCTTATATCGCGCGGATCAGTTGAAGCTCGCCGGGTACTCGGTCTTTGGGTAGGTGATCTCGAAGCTGGTCGGATTGGGGCTGACGTGCGTTCCGCCTCGACAATCGCGGATATCGCCAACCAGCTTCGCGATCAGCTCCATCTGCCCCTTGTTACGTTCGCTGGCGTTCGCCGCCACCTCGCCCAAAACGTAGCCTGCGAAACCGAGGAAGCCGACATTGATGATCAGCAACGCAATCGCCAGCGGTTGCGACGACATCGCTGAGACTGCCGCAGTCCCAACCTTGCCGCCCTCTTCGACAACGCCCATCAGCCCAGCCCATCGCGCCTCCGCCTCGCCGCCACCATAGCACGTCAGTGCCGGGGCTGGCGCTGATTTTGCCTCTGCTCCCTTCGCGTGGCCCAATAGCAATTATCCGGCTCATAGTGCCCATCATTATTCCGACGATCCAATGTCAGCCCCGGCGGGGGATCGCCCATATCGGCATAAAAATTGTCGAAGATCATCCACCGCGCACACACTTTGATTCCTCGGCCACCATAATCGTCCCAGCGATCAGCCCTTGGGTTCAGGCAGCGATTCTTCATATTCGCCCATCTGGAATAAGCCGATGACGGCTTCTCCCCAACAGCATGCCCGTGCCTCAAGCGGAGCCCGCGAGTGTCGCGATAAAGGCATCCGCAACTATGAGTGGTCCCCCGAAGGTTGCCGGTAGTGGCGCGTATTTCGGTTCCGCAATCGCAGCGGCAAAGCCAATATCGATTGTGAGAACCGCTATGCGACAGTCCAAGAACGGTTAGCCGACCGAAGCGCTGACCTACGATATTAACCGGGGCGGGCATGACGCGATCTTAATGGTAAGAAAACAGGTTGTCGAAGCGCCCGTAGCTGCGGTCGGGGCTCTCGCCCGCTTCGCTGTCCAGAGCGAGATCGACGCACCGGCCCTTCTTGTTGCGCTTGATCCGCCAGCGGCGCAGCTTGTGATCGACGCCGTCGGTGGCGATGGCGATCACCACCTCAACGCGGTCCTTGGCCTGTGCGGGCCGCTCTGAGTCGTCATATTCCTTTGGCCGGATAATCATCCACGCCTCCGAGACGAACATGTAGGCGGTGACGGAATGTTCGCGGATCAGCTCGCGGATCTCTTGCGCTGCGGCCTCCTTGGAATCGTCGCCGTGGAACGGCGCCTGAACGATCAGATCGTGCGTGCCGGGACAGACGAGATGAAAGAGCGGCGTCAGCTCGCCCAGTTGGGCGGTGACGAGCACCGTCCGCGCATGATGTTCGGCGACGCGGAGAAGCCGGTCGAGATCAGTCTCGTCGTTGACCACGCAATTCCTCCTCGAATTGAGCCAGAGCGGCGTCCAGCTCCCAGACGCAGTCCTGCACCAGCTTGGCCCGCAGCGCGGCGGCGAGGATGGCGATTCTATCCTCCAGCACCTTCACCCGCTCCATGTCCTCGCGAAAGAGGGCGGCGTCGCGCTGCCCGAAGAGGATGTCCAGCTCGCTCATGGGCGCGCCTCCTGCGTCGCGTTGTAGGCCTTGCGCGCGTACTTGAGGGCGCACTGAAGCGAGCAGAACGGCTGGTGCGGAGAGCCATACGATTCGCCGTCCCATATCCATCGCGTTGTGGTGAATGTCGGGATATCGGATGCCCCGCCCCGCGCGTTGAGCATGTAGGGCTGGCTGGTGTTGACCACCCTGCCGTTGCCTTTGTAGGCAGGGATGGGCTCGCCCTTCGGCCAGCGCACGGTTTCAGCAGTGACTCTTCGCGTGCCATAGCGCTCGCCGCACGAGACGCATTGGGGGCGGTGGGTCATTGGTCACTCCTCACTTGATCCTGCATCTGGTCGAGCAAATCCTCTATCGCCTCGTCAGGCGTGCGGCCGGTGCCAACCGTGCAGCCGGGCTCATACTCCCCGACCCATGCGCCCCAGCCGTAGCCGTCAGGCGCGCCCTCGTTGCTCTCGCAAGTGACATCCTCCAGCCCCTTGAGGCCGAGGCGCTTGGCGATCCCGTCGAGGCGCAACTCGTCGTCGTTCATGGCGCCTCTCCAATCGGCTTCATGTCAGCACGGATTTTGCCGGTTCCCTTGCGGAGCACGGTCGGGATGTCCTTGGCATGCTGCGCGCAATAGACGTTGCCCTTGGGGTCCGCCCAGCGGGCCTCCCGCGTGCATTGGCTCCCAGCCCCATGCTTCCAATTGATGCGCGAGGTTGTTCTGGCTTGGCATTGGGTCATCGCTTCTCTCCCGGTTTCGAGGGCTTGTGACGGTAGGCCCCGGTGCGGTTGATCACGGCGCGGATCGTGGCGTGGCTGACGTTGAACGAGCGCGCCAGCGCCATCACTGTCCACTTGGTGTTCTGGGTCCGGTAGAGGTCGCGGACTTCGTCCGCTTCCTTCGGTGGCAGTTGAGTGCGGCGGCTCATCGCATCGCCCTCCACTTGAGCCAATCGGCGCGCGAGGCGAAGCACATGTACCCGCCGTCGACCTTGCAGATGATGGCGGCGCGCGGGTATCGGCGGCGCGCCGCGCGGTAACTCTTGACGGGCACGAAGACCATCGCTCACCCCCTCCACATGCCGCTGCGGCGCAACCTATGGCAGGGCTGGCAGACGGTCAGCGGCGCCCCTCTCTCTTCCCACTCCAGTTCCACCCCAAGCTGGCGCACGACCTTGTTGGTATGCAGCGGCTCCTTCCTGTGATGGCAGAGCGGGCATTTGTCGTTAGCAAGGTTTCTCATCGTTCTCTCCCCAACTGGATATTGCCGACATGCGACGTGCTCACACCGTAGGCGAGGCCCAGTGCTCGCTGGGTGATATGACCGCGCAATTGCTTGATTTCCCACACTTCGCGAGCGGTGAGCTTGGGGTTGGGACCGCCGTTCCCGCGCCCCTTCGCAGCCATGTCCTGCATATTGTCGAGATGGGTTCCGAGAAAGAGGTGGCTCGGATTGACGCAGAGCGTCACGTCACACTTGTGGAGAACGTGCAGATCGTCTGGGATCAGGCCGTGGTACAGCAGCCATGCGACGCGCGCGGCATACTGATCTTCGCCTTCGAACCAAAAGCGGGGTTGGTCATGTCCAGCTACCCCGCCCAGCCAGAGCCAGCACCCACTGTTCGGCTCTGGAATGTATTTCGCTTCGAAGCGGGCTAAGGGGCTCACTGAGCCCCTCCCCGGATCACTGCCAGCAGCGCGGGATCGAGCTGCCGTCCGTACTTGATGACCATCGGCCGAGCGGCCTTGGCCTGCCCTTGGGTCAGGAACGACCGGCCAGCGAGCGAATGGCCGAATGAAGTGTCCAACTTGTTAAAGCCCTGCCCGTCGAGCGAGAAGGCGCCGTCGCAGCGGGCTGAGAGGACGCGCAGAGCCTCGTGGACGGCTTCGACCACTTCCGAGGGGAGATCGGTCGTCCCGTTGCCCCGAGGGGCCTGTAGGGGCTTCTCAGGGGCTGCGACAGGCACGTCCAGAAGCTTGGGAGCCTCCAGCGCGCCGTCCGCGTCCTTGCTGTCCACCGCCGCCGCGATCACGTCCATCTTATCGACGATGATCTGAGCCATCCGGCAGTCGAGCGAGCCGTCGAGCACGAGGTGCTGGACGAGGACGCTGTCGG